ATCCAAGTCTTGCCTTCTTGCTCATCAAAACTCCTTTGTTCATCAAGCAATTGCTTGTATGTGTCTGGATACAGGTGAGCTAGGCGAACGAGTGCCTTGTCTCTTGCTCTCCGGTAATTGCGGTAATGAATTGCTTGCTTGCCACTAACCTCTTTACTCTCCATTGATCTTGTCCTCCCACACTATAAGCGCGTATGCTACCAGCATTACCGCGAGCACACCTAATACATAACTCATACTTTTACCCTCTCATACCTCGTCATAACAGATACCACATAGCCACCAAGCGTGGACTTCGATTACTTCAGACTCCGGTGTCTGAGTTTCACATCTACTGCACTTAACAGTATCCTCTGTCATCTACCTACCTCCCTGGCCCGTTGGACAATCTCGGTGATGTCTATGCTCTGCCCTACTAAATGAGCGTCCTCCTCATCACTATCCCAGGCACTCACCAACAGGCGAGCATTAGCGGGTGCAAGAGTTAGCCATTGGATAGCCTGTTCAGCACTAGCCCCGCCCCACTCTGCTCTCCCGCTCTCGTCTACTACCTCGTATAACAGGATCAACTCAGACTTACGCGGGTGTATGGTATAGATGTTACTCATTGCCAGCCTCCTCCACTACAGGGCAAGGATACGGCACATAGTTAGTAAAGGTGCTGCACTCCGTGCATAGTCCATAACTAGATTGATGCAGCTCAAGATCTTCTCTGCCTTGTGGGTAGTGCGCCAGGGTTATGTATTCTTTACTCACTTTCGTCCTCCTCGAACCCGAACAGTTGCGATAGCGCACTGTTGGCACGCTTGAGATTCTTAATCGCCTCTGCGATCTCCTCCTCTTTGAGATTCTTTTCAGCCTGGTTTATACATAGGTCGAACTTAGCTTCTAAGTATTCTTTATTCATTGCCCTCTCCCTCTCCTTCGTTTACGGGTAGTACTCTACCCTTCCATTGACTTTCGATTACCTTAACCTCGTCCTCGTGTCCTAATAGCGTGCTCCAGTCCCACGCTTTAGGATCTCCATCATAGGTCTGTAGCTCCAGCGTTACTAAGTATCTATCTTTCATACAATTACCCGGTAACAGTTCCCGCATATAGCACGGCCCTCTCCCACGAACCAATTCTCCACAATATCATTACAATCATCGCAGCTAATCGTGTCGCCTAGTCCTTCAGTGTATTCGTACATTACTCTCCCTCTCCCTCGTGTGTGCAACAGGTGTCGCAATTACCGCAATTCCCGCAGCGATTATCACGGCTTGATAGGTCATAAGAGGCGGCGCACTTATCGCACTCTCCCTCTTTCCCGTCTCTATATTTAACGATAGTGTTGAGCGTGGTATGGATAGGGCAAGAGCAGCCCTCACCTCCCATAGCCTCATCGAACTCTAAGTGAGAATAGTTATCCTCATAGATCTCATTGATTAGCTGCTCTAGTGTGTCCATTAGATAGCCCTCTCTCTCATAATCTGCGGTAGGTTTAGTAATCGTCTAATCTGCGCGAGCTGATCTAGTCTGCCTTGATAATAATTGCGGTCATTACTCTCCGTACCCGTGCTAAGTCTCTCTAGCACCCACTCTGCCTCTACATTTAAGAATTGCTCTAGCTCTTTCATCTACTTACCCTCTCCCTCTAGTAATTTAATCGCCAGGTTTAGAGCCTCGGTAGCCCTCGCCCTCTCTTGCTCGATAGTCTCCTTGCTAAAGCGTGGTGCGGTGCTGGCATCGAATGACTTTTGTATGATGTTTAGATAGTTGATCGCCTCTTTCGTATTCATCTACTTAGCCTCTCCCTCGATCTTGATGTGTGCAGCTACCTTACGGCGCAAGGTATCTAGGCGCAGACTTCTCTCGTCCCCGTGAGTGCCTTGCGTGTCGAAAGTAAGTGCAGAATTGATGTCCTTTAATTCTTGTAGCGTAAAGGTCTCCATTACTTAGCCTCCTCTCCCACAATAATCACCTTATCGCTCTCGTATCGCTGACAGTATGCTTTCGCTACCGCGAAAGAGCTAAAGGTGAGGCGAAAGTCTGTCTCAATATTAAACATCATACGCCCCGCTCTCCACTCTCCAGGCTTGATACGGTAAGCGTAATACTGTCCGTTTACTGTCTCCCTCAATTGTGTACCTGTAATGCTTGCGCTCTTCCACTCTAGATTTACCGCCGATTTAGTTGCGTACATACTTAACCCCTTTACTATTAAGATCCGATCTAGGTAATCGGCCACCGCCCACGGGTAGCCCGTGGACAGTAGTCACCTACCTAGTGAATTCGTTGCCGTAACACTCTGCCATTGACCCGATACAGTAGCCCTCTCCCGTCCACCAGACATTGCCCGCGATCCATAAGAGCAAGGCGGTCAAGGCCAAAGCTGCGGGGGTGTAAATAAGTACGATACGCCCTCTCTTAGTCAATCGCCCTCTCACGCGGTCACCTTTAAGCACTCAGCACAAAGCAAGATCGCCCCGTGTTGATGGTCATTAAATAGGGTTAGATCCTCAGCAATAAAGGAGTAATCGCACCCATAACAAGTCTGTGTCTGTCGCATTACTCTGCCCCTCTTTCCCCTGTTGGGTTGGAACTCGACCAGGATACTGTCTCTACATCATCCAACTCTTGCTCTAGATCATTGATTACCTTACCGACAAGATCCGAATAATAAAGGTAAAGATCTCCTTGCATTAGGTTGATGATACTTAACTCTTGGCAATTATGGCCTAACTCTGCACTTCCGCGATTATCGTAATCGCTAGGCATAGCCGTCCACTCCTCAATTATGCGGTTATTGTAAACAGGTACATAGTTATCAATTAACTCGTGAGATCTATCCTTGACCTCCTCCAAAGTCGCGCCCTGTTCGATCTCTTGCTTGATCTCTTTCACAATTTCGTCATAAGTAGTCATTTAGTTAGATCCCTTTCCAATTAGTGGGGCGGTCTGCTCCCATAGTTTATTTACAATTAAATCGATGTCCTTTAGATCTTCGAAAGAATCGGCATAGGTGTTAGTACCCTCTAAATCGAAGTCGTTCCAAGAATAGCCCGTGTCCTTTTCTAGTGATTCACCGAATGCGATCTCTGTCCCATTAGATAACACGATAGAGATATAGCCAGGGAACTCATAACTAACTCGTGCCCCGCTTGGCGCGGTCTGCTTTACTCTTTCCAATATCTCTTTAATGCCCCAAGTGTTAGCGGTCTCGATATCATCGAACTCGCCTAGTCTAATCTCGTGCTTTTCCATTTATTTAGATCCTTTCGTGAGTTTATTGTGTAGGTCTGCACACTTTCGGCAGACTAGAGCGGTGAAAGTCTCCCCGCTATCGTAGCGATAGGGACGAGATAAAAGGCCTTTATTCTTGCCACATAGATCGCACATTTATTTATTCTCCTTAATCGGATCTATTCGGTAGGTGTATCCGATAGGGCTAACCATACACGACTATGCCCCATAATCAACATTCAGCTGGTCATAGTTTTACGGTGACTAGTCATTTATTAGTTAGACATTTACGGGCTGAATGTCCACAGCTGAAAGGGCTACGAGATCTCGGACAAGGACAGGACAGAGACCAGAGACCAGAGACAGGACAGGGCAAAGAGATCGCAGCGGTTAGTCATTAGTTAATTGGGAAGGGTTAAGGGTTAGGGTAGCCGGAACTAGAGTCAGCCCCGCAGTTTTTGCTGAGAAGTTATCCACAGCCTTTATCCACAGCCAGAGCAGGGCTGAGGATAACCTGGTCAGACTAGACAGGCCGACCCCCCCTTGTTAAATTGTGCGGCGGCTAGGTATATACTCCCCAACAAAAAATATTTGCTAAAGTCAAAGCTGCGATCTAGCCTCTGACCTGCGGTTATATATACTGTGATGAAGGTCACATCTGTAAAACGGGAAATGCGTTAAATTTCCTGCCTTATATATAGTAAGGGGCTTTAATAGGAAAGACCCTGAGTAGTCAGCCGTTGGCCTCTTACGAGGCCCCTAGGCCGAGTTCAGTCTTACCCCTCAGTTCGCTGTGGCTCCTTCGGGCGTTAAGCCCGACCTGCCCAGTACTTTTAGTGGGGATAGGTCTATCTACTGGTAGATGAAACCTTCCTCGCCTAGTATAAAAATAAACCGATTCCGGCCGGTCCCCAATAAATTTTAGGAGATCACGTGGCTGACAATAGTGCCGACATTGCCAAGAGAATCATCCTTGGTTGTGTAGCAGAGGGTATGACCATCGAGCAGGCTTGTGCCTCGGCTGGTAAATCCATTAAGACTTACGAGTACTACCGACGTACCGATAAGGTTTTTACAGACAAGGTTGACCGAACACGGCTAGGCCTTAAGGACAAGTCCTTTGCTTCCGGTGATGTTCACGACTTAACCTTTGCCGAGTTCCGCGAAAAGTTCCTGCACTCTAAGACCTTCCCACACCAGCAAAACCTGGTAGATATGATCGAAGGCCGCGAACCTGGTTGGCTACACCCTTCTATGAAGTATGAGCCAGGGCTAGCATCTAATAGAATTTTATTGAACATTCCGCCCAACCACGCCAAGTCCATTACGATCACAGTGGACTATGTAACCTGGCAGGTAGTACGTAACCCCAACTTTAGAGTTTTGATTGTTTCCCAGACCCAGCAGTTAGCTGCCGACTTTCTCTACGCCATCAAGCAACGCCTGACTCATCCGATGTATGAATCACTCCAACAGGCTTACGCTGCTGGCGTAGGGTTTAACTCTAAGTCTGCATCCTGGCAGGCAACCCGTGTTACCTTTGGTTCAGAACTTCGTGAGTCTAGTGAAAAAGATCCAAACATCGAAGCCATTGGTATCGGTGGTCAGATCTACGGTAAGCGTGCAGATATGATTATCGTAGACGACGCTGTTACCTTAAAGAACGCCAACGAGTTTGAAAAGCAGATCCGCTGGTTAACCCAGGACGTACGCTCTCGTTTGAACCCTACGGGCAAACTTGTAGTTATTGGTACTAGAGTTTCTGCGATGGACCTATACCGCGAGCTGCGTAACGAAGACCGCTACCCAGGTGGACTGGTCCCGTGGAAGTACTTGGCTATGCCAGCACTTTTAACCACGCACGAAGACCCAGACAACTGGGAGACTCTCTGGCCTGCAAGTGATGCTCCATTCGATGGTCAGATGGAATCTGATAAGAACGAAGACGGCCTCTACCCACGTTGGAATGGTCGCAACCTTTACAATGAACGCCAAGCTATGGATGCAAGTACCTGGGCTTTGGTCTATCAACAACAAGATATCTCAGATGATGCTATCTTTGATCCGGTATGTGTGCGAGGTTCTATAGATGGTATGCGTAAAGCAGGTCGCTTGGTTCCTGGTAACCCAGGCCATCCGCGTGATGTTAATGGCTTTTCTTTTATTTGTGGTCTTGATCCCG